GGGTATGCACATGACGCAGAAGATGACCAAGAATGAGATAAAGCAGGCAACACGACAGAAGATAAGAGATTACTTTCTGGCAAATGGTTGCACGATAGACGAGAAGAAAGCGGGCTCGGTGGATTACGAAGCAATCGGAATCTCCGGCTCGAACCAAAGAATCGGCGCGATTTACGGTAGCCGTGGTGGCGCTTGCGCAATATGGGTGAAAGAAGAAGTGTGGGAAGCCTTGCTGGCAAATCACGCTCTCGCTCATTTATTCTCCAAGGAATCCGACCGAAAGGTGACTGATGTGAAGATGTTCGCTCGTGGTTTCCAATGGGCAATCCACTTTTCCGGACTTGAAGATGAGGCTATCATCCCCGTATGCGAGGCGGCATTAAGAGTCGGCTCCGGACGCTGGGAGAGAACTCAGAAGAGAAGGGCAACGGAACTTCGCAGGGCAACCGAGAGGGTTGAGCGCGAAGCCAAAATGGCTGAGAAGCGCCGTGACCCTTGGTCTTGATACTGAAACTCTCAATGTTTCTAATCTCTCAACCAAAAGGTTCTTAAGGGTGGGCCTACTCCCTTAGATTAATGAGTCAAAACATTGAGAGTCATGTGACTAATCTGAGGGGAATCATCCCAAACTTGCCCGCCAAGAGCCAGAATTTTGCTGAGTCGTTGTGCAGGCACTTCGACAAGAAGGGAAGCCTGTCTCCGAAGCAACTGTATTGGGTCGAGAGGCTATACCAAGAGAACAAGACTGGCCAGCGTGCCAGCAAGACCGTGAGGATGGCAAACGAGCCAGCCGAGGTCAAGATTCTCCGAGCCCACGCTCCACTACTAATCAACGCCAAGAATCAGAAGTTCGCTGACGACTTGGTGAGACAATGGGACAACAGGGGATTCATCTCACGAAAGCAACAGTTCTGGCTTGAGAAGTTGGCCGAGATGGCCGCAGAAGCCGCCGCTTCACAACCAGTCGAGGTCGGCTTGACTGGCTACGGTGCAGTCACCGAACTAATCGCACGTTCCGCAAACGAGGCATCCAAGAAATTGAAGGAGCCTTCCGTCACTCTATGGGTCGAGCATGATGGCCACACTCAAGAACTGAGAATCCGCCAGCCCAGCACTCGCAAGAGCGACAGACTGTTCAACCCAGCAGAAGACCTTGTGGTCGAGCAGGTCCAAAGGACAGTCCACGCGACACGAAGCCAGACCTTCCACGGAATCATCAACAAACTTGACGACTCCTACTACCACGCTCAGAACACACCGACATGGATAGTGGACACTCTTGAGGATTTCAAGAACGACCCAATCAGCACGCTTGCTGAAATGGGAAGGATTGCCGGACGATGCACATTCTGTTCCAGAAAGTTAGAGGATGAGCGCTCCACCGCACACGGCTACGGGCCAATATGCGCAAAGAGGTATTCACTTCCTTGGTCCACCAAGACCGCTCGCCCAATCATCCAGCAGATTCACGCCCATGTGAACCTAAAGGCGCTTGAAATCAGACCCGGCGTCTGGGCGGTCATCGACTTGGACACCAACACGATAGTCCAGACTTTCCCTTCAAGAGCCGAGGCCATGTCCTCAGCGGACGAATGGTCTAAGGTGGAGCATCAACCCGAGACTAACTGATGGCAGACGCGCTGACGATTGAGCAGGCCCGAGAAATCGCACTCTATCCCGATAGATGGAGTCAGTATTTCCGCACGATTAACGGCCAGCCATTCTCGCTTGCGGCTCGCCCGTATCTGATTGAGATATATCGCCACTTCACCCCTGCTGGGAAGAACAAGAAAGCGAAAATCATCGTTCTCAAATGTAGTAGGAAGGTCGAGAAGACCGAGACACTTTGCAATCTTCTGATGTATGGGTTGCTCAACATTCCATATTTCAACGCCGTCTATACCGCTCCCAGACAACCGCAGGTAACTCGGTTCGTTGAAGAGAGATTCAATGGCGCACTCATGTCGTCCGTGAACAACGGTTGTCTGATGAAGGCGAAGGTGAAGAGTTCCGTCAGTCACCAGACGTTCAACGTCGGCGCTCGCTCATTGAACCACTTCTATGCCTACTCAAATTGGGGCGACGCTCACGCCTTGCTGGGTGTTGAAGCCGACTTGTGTTGCATTGACGAATACCAAGACAGCGGCGGGGACATTCTTCCTATGCTGATTGAGATGTTGGCCTTGAGCGAATACAAATGGGTCGTTGTCTCCGGAACTGCGCGTGAGCAGGGCTCGGAGTTCTGGAAGTTATGGGAGAAGACCTCGAAGGGAGAATGGGATGGCGAGAAGTGGGTCCACGGCGACTCCGATATTATCGGCTACCACATTCAACAATCTATGCACCCAGAAATAGATGAGTCAGACATTCAACAGAAGCGAGAAACCTACACTCCCCGAAGATTTGCGAACGAAGTTCTTGGAGAATTTTTCGCAGGTTCGACAAAACCGCTCACATTTTCGGAAGCACTCTCAACTATTGACGCCAATAGGTCGCCAACTTTAGCACTCACAGCGCCGAAAACTTGTGTGATGGGAATTGATTGGGGTCGAGAAACGACGGTTGTAATCATGGACCCGAAAACCGGCGACATTCTGAACGCGATGAAATTAGACTCTCGGGCAGAAGATGAAGTCGAGGAAGTCAAGAAGTTGATTTTGAAATACAACGCCACGCAGGTAGTGTGCGACATTGGCTACGGAGCGCGACAAGTTCGAGAACTACAGGAGGAATTCGGGGAACGAGTGAAATCGTGCTACTATTCATCTCGGCCACTCACACCATACGAATACAAACGACGAGACAACAATCGGAATCTCATTTACATGGTTGTCGTGGACCGGACTTCGTATGTCGAAGAGGCGATTGAGGCAATCAAGAATCAAGAGCATTCTCTCCCTTGGTCAGATGACTCGCTTGAGTGGGTGTTGAACGAATGGACGGCACTCAACTCATCGGCGGAATCCGACGAGGCATCGAACAAACCCATTCGCGGTCAGCGCTTGACGAAGTATGGGAGGGATGATGACGACCACGCATTCCACGCCCTTGTGTATGCGCGTATTGCGGCTGACTTTGAGGACGAAGGTGAAGGATTTGAGATACGCACCTTCGGCGGTTAGCAAATAAACCCCCGTGGTCAGCGGTTCAAACATGGCGAAGTCGTCGTTCACGGACTACCTAATGTCCTTCGTTGCTGTCCCACTAACTATTGCATGGCTAACTTTCGCTTGTTATGTGATATACAAAGGACTCAACGACACGACTGGTTTGATTCAAGAAAACTTGGACTTCTATGTTGCACTAATCGCCATCATCGGGGGACCCGCACTTCTTTTCATCAACTCCATTTTGGAAATGTGGAAGTCAGAACAGACTACACAACAGAATGTATTGCCCCAGCGCCTTGAGTTAGAGATTGAGCAGGCACGGGCAGAAAACGCTTCACGCATATTGAAGGCGGAGGCAGAACAGAAACACCGCCAGATGATTGAGGAAAGACAGCAGGCTTACGAGCATGGCAAGAAGAAACCGCAACCCAAAGCGTGATAAACAGAAACAATGAGGAATCGAATATGGAAATTATGGGAGTTCAACTGGAACTATGGGTCGCTTTGCTGGGTGCTGTGTTAGCACTCGCAGTCTGGGGCTTGAAACAATACAAGAAAGTAATGGCAGATGGCAAGGTCACAATCGACGAAGTGATAGACACTCTAACGGGTGTTGAGGCACAGGTTGATGATGTAGTGGAGAAGACAGAAGCAGTCCGCTCCGCCATGAAGAAGGCTGAACTCATCGCTCTTTGCAAAGAGGCTGGCCTTCCGACAACCGGAACAAAGGCTGACCTACTCGCACGACTGGCTGAGGCTGAGGTCGAGTGACCGCCGAGTTAGAGGCAGAAGTAGCCGCTCTCAAACTTGAAATCAACACGCTGGCGACTAACCACATCGCCCACGTTCAAGAGGACATTCATTCCATTAGATTGGATATGGCCGTGATGAACGAACGGGTGAAGGCGCTGGAAACTTTCAACACGGACATTAAGGATTTCATCAAGGGTCACACTCAGAAGATTACCTCGTATCTGGTCGCTATCGTAGCCGCTGGACTCGGCATCACAACGCAGATGTGATTCGGAAGGGTGAAGAACCAACCAACATCTCAATGAAATGATGGCGGAGCGTCAGCGCAGTTTGTTAGACCGTTTCTTACGGAGAAGAGCAGACCCAGCCGATGTGCAAAAACTGAATCAAGTTTTCAATGAGAACCAGATGGATTGGAGCGGAAAGGACCTCGCCTCTCTCTCGAAAATCCAAGCATCGACAAATCGAGTTTCCACACGAGGCGGCTCTCAGACTCCTGTTGATTACGGCCTATTGAGGACAATAGCCAACAAATCTGAGGTAGTAAATGCGATTCTTCGCAGGGCTGTCGATGATACACTTTCGAACGGTTATCGTTTCAAACTTGCAGAAGGAAAGGAGACTGGCGACTCATCTCAATTGACCAAAGCCCGTGAATTTTTCAAGAGGCCAAACCCAGACGACATGGGTGACGAATGGTTGGAGACTATGCTCTTCGACCTCATTCTATTCGGCGACGCATATCTGGAACTTGACGGAAGTGAGGATAATTCCAACGGGGATGACTGGAACTTCGGTGGAGAACTTGTCGGTATCTGGCCAATCGAAGCAGACACGATGAAGATTCTTCCGGCCAAGCAATTGCCACCGCCACCGGAAATGGCGTATGTCCAATCAATCAACAAGAAGACACGCCGGTTCTCCCGAGACAAGGTTCTCCATATTGCGAAGTTCAAACAGGGAAGAGGCTACGGCTCATCTCCGCTCATTCCTCTCCTTGAGGTAATCACAGGACAACTCAACCTATCCAACTATCTCAATGCGCTATACACGGGAACGCTCCCGAAGACCATCCTCAACGTCGGAGATATTTCGAATGCTGAGATGAAGGCGATGTTGGGA